GATATACCTTTACTTCGCAAGTTAAAACTCTCGATGGAACCGCCGTAGCAACGTTGACTTGTGCAGCGTTAAGTCAAAGCACTCAGAAAGGCTGGCTCAATATTAAATCAGGAACAAGTACTGCTACATGGCCTTTAGGCTTGTGTCAGATGGATATCAAAGCCGTCGTGGGTGGTGTGACTCAACATACCGAGACTCTGACTTTTCAGGTAATTGACGGGGTAACTGCATAATGGCAAATCTAGTCTTTAAATATTCTTGGGATCATCGGCCTTATCCCTATAACTCAGCTCAAGGTAAGCGGCAATTTATGCTGCCTTTTGCTTCGGGTATTCCAAACCTCACTCCAGACTGGACTCAAGTTACGGGCTTAGGTACAGCGGCAACAAGAGGTGTTGGAGTAGAAAGCGGTAATGTAGCAGCTTATGGTTCTTATGGTTTATCTAACTTAGGTTATGGTGGATCTCCAACTTCAGAAGCCGGAAATGATATTGATGCTGGTTATAAAGCAGGGAGACAAAAGACTCGTTTTAAGAATGCACCCACTAGTATTTATACAAATCCCTATATAGCTGCTTATGCACCTTCTATCGTGGTTACTCGTGGAGAATTTACAGGTACGGAGTTATTTTTACCATATTACACCTCAACACGCGCCAATTGTATGGCTGTAATTGCATGGAATTATGTGCCATCCACTGACACCTTAAGTAAAGCAGAGCAAATCGTTTATACGAGCAAGAACAATATCGTTTATACGACCAATAACAGCGCGACCAGCGGCAAATTGGTTACTGTTGAGACTTCTGGCGAACTTCGCTCCAAGGGGTTCACTGTTGATTCGAACGGGGTTTACAAGGCAGCTTCACCGATTGCAAGACTATTTGCTGATTCACTTGAACTCAATGAAGATGCCTCAAAACAGCCGATTAACTTTGAAAAGTTAGGTACAGGTGACTACCTGATTAAAGGTTCTCTGGGATTTGCTAAAGAGGGCTGGTACATTGAAATGCCTAAAGATGCAAACGGTAATGTTCTTGTTGCTGTGTCTTATGAGCAGCATGAAGATGGGGATATTGCAGTAAAAACCTACAAGAAAAAATTTGATATCGAAACAGCCTCAATTATTCCTGATTTCGATAATCCTGTAGATATTCCAGAAACTCGCTGGATTGATATTCGATTGCATGAAGAACCCGAACCAGAGCCTGAAGAACCGTTGAGTGAAACACCATTGGAGTTCCAGCCTACTAACTTATCTCAGGCAGTAGCTGCAGCCTTGAATGGTGTGGAACCGCCAGTGATCTCCGACACAGATGCAACACATTAAAAACCCGCAAATTTAGCGGGTTTTTTTACGCCCATCTTTTATAACTGCCCGCTGATGAAGCGGGTTTTTTATGCCTAAATTTTGGAGAACTATAAATGAGTTCAGGCGCAAAAATTCGATTATATGCTTGTGAAGAAGCGGTGCTGGGAACAACTCCGGCAAACCCGATCTGGTACACGGTTCGCCGTGTCAGTGATGGTTTATCTGAAAACGTCTCAACTGAAGAAAGCAGTGAAGTAGTAGATTCACGTTTTCGACAAGGTGGTGTGGTTACTGAAGCAGAGGTAACAGGCCAGTTAGAGTTTGAACTATCTCTTGGAACATTTGACTTATTCTTAAGTGCTTTAGCCTTTAATAACTGGGCAGCAAATGCTTTAAGCTTTGGCGGTACCGTACGTAAATCTTTAACACTGGTCAAAGTATTTGAAGATATCGGTCAGGTATTTATTTACCGTGGTGTACAGGTGAATACCGGTGAAATCACCATTCAAACAACTGGGAAAATCACTGGTAATTTTGGACTGGTAGGTAGCTCATTTACACGTCAGCAAGTCAATCCTGTCACTAATCCTATAGCTGCAACAACCCGTCCACTGGTCAGCATGCCAAACGTGGAAAACTTACTGGTAAATGGACAGACGATTCAAGGTAAAGCGTGTTTGCAGTCTCTTACGCTTTCAATTAATAACAATCTTGAAGCAATCCGTTGTATCGGCTCAGGCAAGTACACACCAGAGTTCTACATTGAAAAGATGATGGATATCGAAGCAAATGCTTCCTTCATGTTCTCGGCAACTGCGGCAGGGTGGATTGATGCCATTAAAACCCGAGATGTGTTTACGCTGACCTTTGATATTAAAGACAGCAAAGGCAGTAAATACTCGTTTAACTTCCCTCAATTAGAAGTGATGGAAGCCAATCACCCAGATGGCGGGGGTGACGACATCATTACTTTAGATATCAACTTTGCCCAAGTCCGTACAGCACCAACGATTGTACGTGCTCTCGTGTAATCAGCTTATTCAGTAACAAAGCCTATGGAATCCCATGGGCTTTTTTATTTCTAAAAATCAGAGGTTGTTATGGCTTTAAAAGTCGGAATTATTAAAAGCTCGGACGTATCAAAATGGTGCGAATACAAAGGTGCTGATGGAGAGGTACAGGCAGAATTTAAAGTCCGTGGTATCGCTTATAAGCCTTTTCAGGTAGCTATTGAACGAGCAGGAAATCAGATCTCGTCTAAAGGCTATGATGTGATGGTCAAAGATGAAAATGCCAAGCTTTACCATGAATTGTTAATGGATGCGTGTGCTGCCCATTTAATAGAAGACTGGAAAGGTGTGGTATTTGCCGAAATCGTAGACGGTAAAACTGTTGAGACCGAAAAGCCATATACACCTGAGAATGCCTCAAAGCTTCTTAATCTTGGTGATATTGGTATTTCGATCTGGCTATTTATTAAAGAACAGGCCCAGAAGATTCAGGAAGAAGCCGACAAGGACAAGGCTTTAATTCTGGGAAAGTCATCGAGCTCTACAAATACCAAAAAACGTATGCGTCGAAAACGCCGCACGAAATCGAACAAATCAAATTCTTAGGTGGCCGTATTCCGGATCCGCCAGAATATTCTTATGCGGCTGACTCTATTCTTTCGGCATTTAGCACTATTTGCAGATCCCGACGATATGAGCAGGGTATCCCTTTATCTTTAGATCAGCAGGCAATCAATGTCTATGCAGAGCATAATGATTTGCCAGTGGCTGCTCATATTTTTAATGACTGTATTTTTGCGTTGGATAATTTGTTTTTGGAGGAGTGCCATAAGAAGGCGACGCAACGAGCGACGAAGACTTAAATGCTGACGTGCGATACTTAACTGTGAACAAGCGACGGGATGTAACGCGATTGATGTAACATAATACGGTCAAGTGGTTGACATTGACTAGGCGATTCTGTATTGACAGGAATGTCATTATCAAATATTCTATCAATGTAGTCGCAGCGCGGTATAAATACACCACGCCTAGATTGAGGTACGATAAACACTGCGATAATCGTAAACGTATTGTAAATACGTTGCCTCTAGGTGCCGCACCGAATTCTAGCCTCTAAGTTTCTTAGGGGCTTTTTAATGCTTGATAATAAAATATGCGAACATTTATATACTTGGATGAAAGTGGTGATTTAGGTTGGAATATGGAAAAGCCTTATCAAAAGGGTGGTTCCAGTCGAATGCTTACGTTAGCAGCAATCTGTTTGCCTGAGAATAAGGTTAAGTATGTTCAGCGTATTGTAAGAGCATTATATGAAAAAAGAAAAAGACCTTTAAAAAATGAATTAAAATCAGTTGATTTGAATCTAAAAGATAAAGAAATATTCGTCAAATTGACTGCGAAACTTATCAAAGACCATCCAGATATACAACTTCGCTCAATTACAGCAAATAAAGAATTTGTTAATGCAAGATTCAAGAACGACCCAAATGCTTTCTATAATTATATGGTGAAACTTTTACTTCTTGGGACTATCTGCAAGCATAAATATGTAGATTTTATGCCTGACAGAAGAAGTGAGCGGGTTTCGTTGAAATGGAATATGGGTGAGTATTTAAAACAGATGGTTTTAGAGTGTGGCATTGAAAACCAAATTGTTAACCAGTCATGCAATATTATGCCAATGGATAGCTCAAAGTGCCTTGAGCTACAATTTATAGACTTCTATGCAGGTTTAGTCTGGTCGGCATATGAATTTAAAGACATGACTGCAAGAAAATTCATGGCAGAAAACCGAAATACCAACCATAAGCTTTTCTTTCCAAAAGAAGACAAAGTGGATAACATTGTTGATGAAGCTGTCTAAACCACCAGAAGATGGTTTTTTATTGCGCCATTATTAACCACTTGTTAAATTACCCTCAAATATGAGGGTGTTTTTATGTAGAGAAAAGCCCCGAAGGGCTTTTTTGTTAGAAGACTACCAACCACCAGAAATTCGCAAAGCACCAGCTAGCATTCCCGATTCCATCAATGGATGAAACCAACGGTCGCTATAATGTTGATTGCCTGTTGTGTAGCTTATGGTTTTTAAATCATCACTAATGATTTTTCTATTAAGTGGCCCTCTTAAATCCATTGCCCGAGTAAGTTTTAGAACTGCAATATTAGTTTTAAAAGCATATTCAGCTAAGTAGTGTCCTTGCTCGTTGTTAAGCATATGTACTGCTCGATAGATTCGACTAGTCGCAAAGTTTTGGGAAATAATTGCATCAATTAGGTTCTTGAGCAGCTTAAATTGATCTTCATCAAATAAAGAACCTTGTTTTTCAGCCTTGCTGTACATAGCAATTAAGTGGTGAACATACTCCACAGCCACAGGTATTACATCGTATGGAATTTCATCAATATGCTGAACATTGAAACGCTGATGAACTAATTTATAAGCATCGCTGTAATTCAAATGCTTAGTTTTAGCTACAAGAAGATTTACAGCATTGGTTAGGGGTTCACGTTCTGATTTGTGGGTTTTGGCTAAAATCTCTTTACGGACAAAATAGCAATCCTCAAGTTGCTCGAAAACTTCCCATGCTTGGTCTGTGTCTAACATCTTGGCATGACGTGCAGCACCGCGTTCTGTCCATAAGATAAGGGATCGAGTTTTATTTGAAATTGCAGGGAAATTTGCAAGTGACTTTAAGTCACCTACAAATTTTTTCAATTCTTCACCAATAATTTTGAAGAAGTGTTTACCTTCTACAAACCGCTCTTTATTTCGAGAATAGTTTTGTTTGATGTTGTCTGTATCGGTTCCATAGAAATCAGCAAGCATTGCTGTAGTAACAACTGGAACAGATTTGAAGTTAACAATTGATATTTTGGTATCGTTGATTTGTGCTATATTAGACATGTCTTAAATCTCCATTGGTTTAGACATAAACCCCTTGCCTGATTTCGACGTCTGCAAGGGGTTTTCTTTTTCATGGCTTTTAGCCTTGATGAAGTCATCTTATTTAATATCTTTTATTGTGTCAATTCTTTTTGTTGTGCTAACACAAAAAATAGTAATTATCTTTTATTGTGCTACAATATTCTAAAATTTAACTTGTGGTGCAGCAATGGAAGTAAAGAATAATGTTGCTTGTTTGCGTGAAAAAGCAGGCTTAACGGTTTATGAGCTATCAAAGCGGTGTGGTTTTGTTAGTGGTAGCAGAGTTCTATCAAACTATGTGACAAGAGCCGAGCAGGGACATTCTGTCAAGATCGATACAGCCTTACTTATATATAAAGAACTCAAAAAAGTAGGTGTATGTAAAAATTTTGAGGATGTATTTTGGCTTGACCACATGGACTAGTAGAGAATCTTCCTTTTTAAGTTCTTGATGACATTATTTTGTCCATTTGTTAAATTGTGTGAGATTAATAACAAATGGATTACATTATGAAAAAGATTTTATTAGCGGGATTTCTTGGATTGGGCTTAGCGGGGTGTGCGACAACTCCCCAACAACCCTCAGAGCCTGTAAAATTTGAAAAGGTTTATCAAATTGATGGATTAAACCAAGCACAGATTTATGATGGCGCTAGACAATGGTTCGCTGTAGCTTTTGCTTCTGCTAACGCAGTAATTCAATATGAAGATAAGGCATCAGGCACTATCATTGGAAAGGGCAATATGCGATATCCTTGTTCGGGCATGGAGTGCTTGGCAATGACAGGAAACGAACGTGTTGATTTTACTGTAAGAGTGGACACTAAGGATGGGAAAATGCGCGTGGGTTATGATGGTTTAACCTATAGCGCTCCATCGCACATGAGTGCTGGAATAATGATGCCTGCACAAAATTACCCTATAACTGAAAGTAGGAAGTCCACACCACTGATTATTAGTAAGATTAATACTCTATCGGATGATATGGCTGAAAAGATTAAAACTCAGCAGAAAGTAAATTCGAATTGGTAATTAAAGAAGAGATACAGCATGAGCACACCACAATATCAAACAATGAAAGAAAGTGAAGTTTGCAATGCCATCGGATGGGGGTTAATTGTTCTAGGTATTATATCTGGATTTATTTTTATACTTGTGTTTGGCCGAGTTGAAGTTCCAAGAACTTATTATGGCACCGAGACCGTATGGTCAGGAATCATGGTTATTACAGGTATCGGGATAATCTTAAATGGATTCTTAGTGGGCTATCTGTTCCAAAAGGTTGCCAGCATATTGAGATATCACGAGAACAAGAGCGCATCTTAAGCAAAAACACTAACCCAAAAATCAACCTTAACAACCCACTCATTGAGTGGGCTTTTTATTGCCTAGAGGAAAGTAAGATGGCACAAGAATCACGTCTCGTCATTGTAATTGATGCTAAAAATGCAGAGCGTAATGCACGAAATCTAGGCAATGAATTGGATAGCATTGAGCGTAAAGGTGACTTTGCCACCAAATCAATGGATGCATTATCTGTTGCTACACGTCAACTTGCTGGATACATGGCTGGATTGGTTACTGTAAGTGCCGCCATTTCTAAGATGGACACTTACACTGGTCTTCAAAACCGTCTCAAATTAGTAACTAACAACCAAGTTGAGTTAAACAAGGCAACAGAAGATACCTTCCGAATTGCTCAAAAAACCTATTCAGCATGGGATTCTGTTCTACAGGTCTACCAGCGTTTTAGTGATAATGCCAAAACTTTAAACCTCACAATGGATGACACAGCACGTTTAACTGAAACAGTATCAAAAGCTGTAGCAATAAGTGGTGCAAGTGCAGCAGCAGCAGATGCAGCTTTAGTTCAGTTTGGGCAGGCATTAGCAAGTGGAACATTGCGCGGTGAAGAGCTTAACTCTGTAATGGAGCAAACCCCAGCATTAGCAAAAGCAATTGCTCAAGGTATGGGTATAACTGTTGGAGAGTTACGCACAGTAGCAGCGGAAGGGAAAATTACTTCCCAAGAAATCGTTAAGGCCTTAAAGAATGTTCAAGCAGATGTAGATGCCTTATTTGCTAAAACAGACATCACTATTAGCCAATCGCTAACGCTGCTTAACAATGAAATTACTAAGTTTGTTGGCGAGTCTGGAAAGGGATCTGGCGCAGCAGAAGTATTGTCAGGTTCTATTAAAACGCTTGCTGGTAACTTAGATGTTTTAACATCTGCAATGATGGTTGGTGGCGCATACTGGCTTGGAACATATATTCCTGCTATTTATGCATCAGGTGTAGCCGTAGCAGCGAAAACTAAAGAATTAGCTGCTCAAACCTTTGCACAATATACGGCAATACAAGCAGATAGAGCAGCAGCAGCTCAACAAGTACTTTCTACTCAAGCAGTTGTAGCAAATACCCAAGCAACTTTAGCGGCTATTGCGGCTGAGAAGGCTCTAGAAGTACAGCGACTAAAATCCCAAATCACTGAAAAAGGGCGAACAGCCACAATTACCCGAATGGCTGAGCTTAAGAAGATTGAGGCCCAAGTCACAAGAGAATTGGCTGTAGCTGAGGAGGCTCTGGCAGTAGCTCAATCGAGATCAGCTGCTGCGGGCGCTGCTACTGTAGGAATTGGTTCACGCCTTTTAGGTTTACTTGGTGGTCCAGTTGGTATTGGTATTACAGTTGCAAGTCTGGCTGCTGGATACCTCTTAATGCGTGACAATACTAATGAGGCCAATAAAAAACTAGAAGAGCAAACAGCAGTTGCTAAAAAAGCAAAAGAAGAACTTCTTGCACTTAAAGGGCTTGAAAAAGATTCTGCGATCAATGATATGACCGCTTCATTTGAACGCCAGAATCAAGCACTTGCTGAGTCAAGTAGTAAAATAAATATCCAATTGAATGCTATTGCTCAACTCTACAAAGGCAATAAAGAGATTGTTCAGGTTGTTAATGATGCTAGAGATGGCACTATTAGCATGAATGATGCTGTTAAGCGCTTTAATGAGTTGCGTATTAGCAAGGATATTTACAACGCTTTGAAAGAGAACTCTTCAGAGTTTGAAAAGAACGCTAAAGAAGCCAAAACTACAAAAGAATCACTAAAGCTTTTCGGTATTGAGGTGGAGCTATCTGGGCGTAAAGCTCAAACGGCTGTGGCTGGAATTGATGACAACTCTAAAGCCTTAATTGGCAATGAAAGTGCAGCTCAAAAGGCAACTAAAGCTCAAAAGGGTTATTTTGATAGCTTACGTGCGGAAGTTCTGAAATCTAATGAAGAATTGGCGCTCTTAAATCTTGGCTACAGTGAAGAAACTGTTAAAAAGATTCTTGAGTTGCAAAAAGCTAAGCAAGCGGTAGCACCTCCTGGTACAACTGCAATTGTCACTAAAGAGGAGATGGACCAGATTGCTAAAGCCCAAAAAGCTTTAGATGCTCTTAAAGAAAAAAAGGATGAGCTAACTGCTGCTGAGCGAAAACATACGAGCGAGCTTGAAAAACAGCAAAAAGTTCTTAGCATAAACGCAAAAGTTCAAGCTAATGCAGCGAAGTATAATTTTTCTGGCATTGAGTCTAAATACAACTTACCAGCAGGCACCTTGTCTGCAATCCATATGATTGAGTCACGTGGTAATGCTAGAGCTTACAACAAATCTACTGGCGCAACAGGTGGATTCCAATTCCTTGAAGGTACTGCCAAACAATATGGTGTAAAAGATCGTTATGACTTAGCTCAGTCTGCTGAAGGTGCCGGCAAGTACATGTCTTACCTTTTAAAACTTTTCAAAGGAGATTTAGAAAAAGCTGTACGTGCTTATCACGCTGGTGAAGGCAATGTCCAAAAGGGTAAAGGTATTGGTAAAAATAATAATCAATACTGGAAAGACTTTATGGGCTATGTGGCTGGTGCTAATGGATACAGTGCTGGTGATATCTCTTCCAAAGACTTTGACAAACTTCTTCAAGACACAACGAACTTAGCTAAAGAACAGGCAAAAATACGTCTTCAGCTAGAAAACGATGTTGCCAATGAAGTAACTAAGATCAGAAATGATCTTGCTAAGAAGTTGGAAGATGTTGATAAAGCCAACTTTACCCCAGAACGTAAAGCCGAAATTAAAGCAGAGCTTCAAGCACGTGCAGATAATGATATTGCTATTGCTGAGCAAGCTACAAAGACTAAGCTTGATTCTTTCCGTGATTTCACCAAGTCGGAAGAGCAGCTTTTAAAGGACAGTTTTGCAAAACGTCAATTTGAAGCCGAACACGACTTAGAGATGACGAAAGAACAGCGTAAAGA